GGTTTCCCTCGCGTTGGATTTATATCCCATGATCACAAAAACACGAATACCCGATTACGTCGCAGGCGGCAATAGACACTATGTCTCAGAGAAAGTGGGGACTTGGTCCTCACCTCCGAGTTTCGTGCCTACTGACGATACTACGTCGTATTCTTCTTGGACTTTCGTCCCTCTAGAAGAATCAATCGAATATGGGGTTCGTGACACCAATAATCCTTGTAATCATACTAAGGTTTCTCGTAAGATTAACCTTGGCGTGCGTGCATCCGGTTATGGATGGCAATTGTCTTATCCCAATAATCGCATTAAAGTGACTATTGACGGTGAGGAATCGATTGCGATTCGTTACGGCATCAAGTGCTTAAGCACTGGATGGTTTAGCGCTCCCCCTACTTACGTTATCCCTTCTTGGGAATCCGAAAGTGGGCGCGCTTTACAGGCTATGTGGCCTGGAGTCGAAAGTGAAATCTCTGCTCTCAATTTCCTTTGGGAATTGCGAGAGCTTAAGGATCTCCCTCATCAGATTCAACGTCTGATGGGATTGATCTCTAACGCCGCGGGTTACTCCCGTAATGGCAAGAGACGTTACTCCGAAACCTTGAAGCAATTATTGCATCGAGGCAAGGCAGGACTTAAGGGTATCTCCGACGCCATTCTTCTGAATGATTTCGGTATCGCACCCTTAGTGAGTGATATTGAGCGTTTGCTCAATATCTTGAGGCGCTCAGAAGAGAATGCTCGCATTCTCCTTGAGTCGGTTAACAAACCGTTAAAGCGGCATTATCGTGTCTGGTTGTCTCAACCAGCCGATCAGTCGCTTAGTTACTCCTATAACCTCGAAGGTTCTTTATGTCCTTCGAAGTATCATAGGGAAACTATCTGTAAAGATAGTTGGTATACCGCAACCATGGATTACGAGTATGGGCTTGATCCTGCTACTATGCAGGCTTTGGCTCGACTTGTTCTCCTTGATACGCTCGGGTTGAATTTCAATCCGCGTGTCATCTGGGATGGTATGCCGTGGTCATTCGCTGTCGACTGGATCTTCAAAGTTGGAGATTTCGTCGATCAGTTTAAGGCTCGTAACGTTGAGCCAATCGTGCACATTAAGGGGTTTGTTCATTCCTTTAAACGGACTACTGAGACCTACCTGTTCTCTGAACTAGGTTGGAATCGGGAGTCCATTACTGGTAAAACTCTCCTTGGGATCGAGCGGGAATCTGTTTATTACAGAAAGCCGCACGTTCCTAACTTCTATTCAGCTTTACAGCTGAGTGGATTATCCTCACGAGAGATTGTTCTCGCGAGCGCGCTAACTGGGTCCCGCGCTAAAGTTAAATGGACCTAGACGGGTGGTTCCCATTAACCAACTCCTTTTCGGGAGTTAATTCGTAATCGACCCTTTCGGGTCATTTGGCGTATGATACCTATCGATACACCTAACATCAACGACGGTGCGGCCAACCATGTTTACTCAGTAGTGAACTTGGGGGACTACAAGTCCGTGCGTCGTGAAGCTGCTGCTGCTGCAGACCAACCCGCTCTGATGACTATCAGTCATCAGCAGTCTGGGTCAGACCTGCAACACCGCGTTTCGACCTTGGTCCGCTTTGAGCGGATACAGGAGGATGCTGCTGGAAATCAGGGAAGCGTTGAAGCTTCTCTTGTTTTTCGGTGGCCTGACAAAATTGTCACGGCTGCTGTTGCGCAAAAGACTCTTATCGAGTTGATTGCGTTTCTGGCCATCTCTGGCTACAAGGACAAACTGACTAATCTGGAGATTTAATCTCCAGGTTTTCGGTCTAGTGGTGTTTGGAAATCGTGGCATGCTCCCTCTGCATCCTTACCTTATGGTTGGAATAAGAGGCAGTGAAGAAGTAGTTCTCTTAACTACCGTCTATACTGACATGCTCTACGATCTCAGTGATCGTGGGTTTATGTCCCTACGGGCAGCTCGACTTACATCTGCAAAGATGCAAGCTCGAGTTGCTTCTGAAGGCATCGGTTTTCTTACGAAAACGTTGCCTCAACTCGGCAAAGCCCTTGATAAGGCTTTGTTAACAAATCGGTTTAACTGTCCATCCTGCTTCCCGAAGGAATTCGGAGGCGAGATACCCATGTTTATGGGTGAACTCTTAAGCCGTGTTTTCGAGATGACTGGTGAATTAAAGCCCACCAGTTCAGCCTCAGACATACGCATCATTCGGGAACTCACATACCTGTTTTACAAGTATGAAGCCCCCTCAGATCCGGAGACGGAAGTCCAAGCGATTGACACCTTTAAAAGTGTCGATCAAGGACTTTCCGATCCCTGTCCGCATCGTTGTGCTGATATTGCTCCTTTTATGGAGCAACTCTTCACAGACTATAATCCCATGGAAATTCTTCCACGGCATGGTCCAGGCTCTGTTTCCCAACGGGAAATAGGACCGGCCAAGTTTAGTTGGTCGAATCTTCCTGATAAGCTGGCTAACGTGTATAGCATCGATTATTTCGTTGCTTCACTACGCTATTCAGACGAGGCTATGCCTCTCTTAGGGGATTGTGATCCCGGTCGATTCTTTGCGCGAGTAGTACTCGTCCCCAAAGATTCGCGTGGCCCGCGAGTTATCTCGTGCGAGCCCAAGGAGAACCAATGGATCCAACAAGGTATCCTAGGTAGTCTTGTCTCACTGATTGAGCACCATCCTCTTACAAGAGGTAGGGTGAATTTCAGTGATCAAGTCGTTAACGGTAGACTCGCTTTATCGTCCTCTAAGGACGGTAGATACGCAACGCTAGATCTTAAAGATGCTAGTGATCGCGTGAGTCTAGATTTGGTTCGAGCGATTCTTCCAGCCGAGATATTCTTGGCTTTAGAATCGTGTAGGTCGGAATGCACTGTCCTTCCGACGCGCGAAACGTTGCGACTTAAGAAATGGGCGCCAATGGGGTCAGCTTTATGCTTTCCTATATTGGCACTTGTCTCTTATTTTGCACTCGTTTCTCGTAACATACGTGATGTATACGTGTATGGCGATGATATCATCGTTCCGACGGCGCAAGCCGCACTAGCGATGGATGCACTCGAATCCGTAGGCCTTTTGGTCAACAAGGATAAGAGTTGTTATACTGGATTCTTTAGAGAATCTTGTGGCGTAGATGCCTTCAAAGGCTCTGACGTCACCCCCTTGCGCATACGCACAAGGTGGAATAATCGTCCTACCCCCGGTCTCTACTCTTCGTGGGTTGCTTATTGCAATTCACTTAGTGTTAGAGGTTACCAGAGAGCATCGACAACGATTGCTCGGTTGTTGGTCCAATTATTTGGGCCAATTCATCAAGACAAATTTGGGTGGCATAAAGCTTCCCCTTATTTTGTCTTCGAGGTTGCAGACCTAGCTGAACCCGTCAAGCGATACAACAAGCGACTTCAACGTCACGAATTGTATTGTCTTACTGTTCGCAGCAGACCCCAGAGGATCCCCACGAAAGGCACCGTTCGTTTGTTGCGAGCTCTTACGAGCTCGCCCACAAATGTTACTGTATCTGAGTGGGACCCCTTCGGAAAGTCTGTCTCCAGGTGGAGGCAGCCGCAAGGCACTCGGTCTACCGAGGAATACACGCGACGCGGAGACGATTCACTCGTCTGGCGTTGGG